CGGACCACTTAGATTGGTTCTTTGCAAATGTTAAAGCAGCATTACGATAGGCAGCGGTTCTCTTGTTTTTGTCATTCGGTGGTAGTGTTTGTTTCTTGGGTTTAATTTCAATGATATACTTGGTTAGTTTTCCTGTCTTTTCGCGGACTTTGATGTAGAAGTCAGGAAAATATCGTCTCACTTTACCATCAGGTGCTCTGTATGGTATAATAACTTCTTCACTTCCCCACTCTATAATAGAGGGGTTGTTATCACAGAATACCATGAACTTTCGTTCCCAGAGTGATCTGTAGATAACTCTAGTTGGATTGCCACGGTACTTCTTCGGATTAACAGGTTTGTATAATCCTGAGTACGCCATAAATATAGTTGGACCAACATAGGTATTTAGTGTGGCAGGAATAAACACATTTATTACTGAGATGACGAAAGCAGGCGGAATGTCTGTTTCAAATCAATATGATGTGGATTTCAAATTTACCTCAACAGTTGCTGATGAAATAAAAGCATATGCTGGGGTTGGGTCTGCCAATAAAGATCCAATCTTTAAATTGTTCTGTGATGAAGCGCAACTACCTAATGTTGGCACAATGACAGGTAGTTTGACTGGTAGATACACTGGTCAAGGATCTGTAGCATATGCACACACTCCTGTGTATACAGAGTTTCAACTTGGTTGGATGTGTGACGCTAATATGTCACCACTCAAGTTTTTGACTGCTTGGCATGATTTTATCATTGGAAATGAGAGAAAATCTGGCGGTTCAACTCTAACATCTATGGAATCATCTGCTAGACTGTTGGACAATCGTACATATTCTATACAGTATCCAGACAGTTATGTCTGTGATGTTAGAATTACAAAACTGGAGCAAGGACAAACAGAAGGCACAAGGAGAGCATCTATCTCATATCTGATGGAAAGAGCATTCCCAATTTCTATCGATGCCGTGCCTTTAGCGTATGGTAACTCTCAGTTGACTAGAGTTACAGCAACGTTCCAGTATGCAAGACATCACGTTGCTACCTCACCTATCAACGACACAACAAACTTTGTTCCAGTTGCTGATAGAGCACAGCAAAATTGACTTTTCGATTCCGCAAAACTGGGAAAATTTTTTCCGCTAAATTTGGAGTCTAAAAGTCGCGATAAATATACATATGATCTGATCTAAACATTATGGCATTGCCTACCTTAGACCTGCCAACCTACGAGTTGACGGTCCCCTCTACAGGGAAAACCATTAAATATCGTCCATTCCTAGTAAAAGAAGAGAAAGTCCTTTTATTGGCACTGGAATCTGGAGATGATAAAGCAATTCAAGATGCTGTCAAGAATCTACTAAAAGGTTGTATCATCAGTAGATGTAAAGTAGAGAATTTTGCTACTTTTGATTTAGAGTATATTTTCCTCAAAATTCGTGCAGCGGCAGTTGGCGAAGTTGTCGAAATGGAGGTTACTTGTCTAGATGACAATGAAACCAAGGTAAAGTATAATCTCAATCTTGACGAAGTTGAAGTTGTCTTCCCAGAAGGTCATTCTAGCAAAATTATGCTAACTGACACTACTGGACTGATTATGAAATATCCTAGTTTTGACCGTTTTGTTGAAACTTCGGTTTCTGGCAAAGTTTTGACAAATGAAGATATTTTCGATATTATCGCGGAATCTATCGATCAGATTTTCCAAGGTGAAGAGGTATATGACTCTTCTACTACCACAAAGAAGGAATTTAGGCAATTTGTCGAACAGTTGACTAATAAGCAATTTGAGGAATTGGAAAAGTTCTTTGAAACTGCCCCTAAACTGTCACATCAGTTTGTAGTGACAAATCCAAATACTGGTGTAGATTCTACTTTCACAATTGAGGGATTAGCAAATTTTTTCGCGTAGCACTCTTCCACAATACCTTGGAAGGGTACTATAAGACCAATTTTGCTTTGATGCAGCACCATAAATATAGCTTGAGTGAGATTGAAAATATGTTGCCCTGGGAACGCCAGGTCTACACTACATTACTTATTCAATATATTGATAAACTCAAAGCAGAGCAAGAGAATAACAAGTAATGCCAGCAGGTAATGTCGGATATACTGATACTAGGTCCTTTAGTGGATCCCTCCTAGGAGATATTGCTGGAGGGATCAGAGACCGTATTGGCAATTCGATGCAGATGGCGCGTGCGGAGCGTGCTAATGCTGCCAAAGCGATGAATGTTGGTGGTCGCAATGATGGCATCACCCAACAAGAATTTGACAAAGAATACGGAAAAGGATACTTTTTTAAGAGAGCACTAGGATCTAATTTTGGTGGAGATCGTATTGCTAGGACCAGAGGTTACTTCGAAAAGAACCCACCAGCACGTAGAGATCCTACAGGAACAAGAGAATCTAGATTTAGTGCTGGATTTGACTATGCAGCAAAGGAAGGTCTGATCAAGGGTGCTAGACCCTTACAAGGACCCAAAGCACCAGAGTATCTGTATGCTTATGATAGGCGATATGCAGATGTTCTAGGTGATGCTGCCAAGTTTAAGGATGATACCTTAGACAAGGAGAAGATGAAGGCACAGTCGTCAATGTTTGGCGGCGGTGGTACGACTGGCACAACCGATACCAGAGGTTTTGGTAAAAAAGACAAGGATGCAATCCCTGTTGAAGATAAGCAACTGACTGAAAATATTGCTAAGTCTCTTTCTGGTGTAGAAATCCAGATGACTAGACTTGAGCAGAAGATGCAGTCTGGTGATGGAGAGGATGGATTTGTTGCTAATCTTGTATCTAAGAATTCTACTGCTATTGTAGCAGGATTCACTGGCATTCATGCTGCACTGTCATCTCTACTTGGAGCAGTACAGAAACAGACACAAGCAATCAAGGATGGAGCACAGAAAAAGGCGATTGCTGAAGAAAAAGCAGAAGACAAATTAAACAGGAGAGAAGAAGAATCTGATGCTGAAGTATTGAATGGGGGTGTAGGTAATCAAACTCCAGAAAAACTGAAAAAAGAGAAAAGTGATGAGGGAGGTATTATTGGATCTCTCTTCGATCTTATCTCTGGTAGAGGTATGACTGGTAGAGGTCGAAGTAGTGCAAGAGGACTAACAAGACTTCTTAGAATGAAGACTAGAGGCATCATGAACCCCAAGATGCTTCTATTGCTTGGTGGACTACTTGCTGGGGGTGCCGCTGTTGGTAGAATGGTTCAAACTGGCGGTAGACCACCCGATCCTACAGGACGCAACGAACCTTCTATTGGTCCAACATCGTATGCTGATCAATCTGGTGGACTTGGTTTTAATCTAGGTGGACAAATTCCTGGTGCAAGAAATAGTGGAGATGCTTTTACTGCAACTTTAGGAGATACGCCATATCAGGAAGATATTATCCCTAGATCTCCACAGAATGCGAGAATGTCCGAAGATGCAAAATACTATGCATTGAAGAAGTATCAGAAGCAGCAAATTGAAATAAAAGAGAAAGCACTAAGAAAGTATGGCGATGGTGGTGGATGGGAAGACTTAGGAAAAAGTTTACTTGAAGGAATCAAAGGTCTATTTAATGGTGGAGGCAATGATCCCAGTGATCCCAGTAATCCAAGAACAACTGACAGTGGCGGAGCGAATAGCAGTGAGAGTCAACAAGAGACTGCTAGATTGATGTATGATGAATTAGTCAATAATCAAGGAATGGCACCCGATGCAGCAAAATTAATGATTGCCGAGATGGGAAGAGAGAATGCTTTGAATAGAAATCTTGTTTTAGGCACCCATGATGATGGCGGCAAGACAGCATATGGTGCTGTCAGTTGGCAGGGTGGCAGAGAGCAAATGTTGATGGACAATCTAGAAAAAGCAGGTCATTCTCCAACGATTGAGGGACTGAGAAACTCTGGCGACGCAGGTGTGAAGATTAATGCTGCTACCATGCTGCAGGAAATTAACCAGAGAGGTCAGCAATATGGTGGAGAACACCAAGAACTTGCTGATCTGCTAGCAAAGGATTCTCTGAATGATGGAGAAAAGGATAGAGTCAGACACCTGATGAAGACTCGTTATTTTGTATATGATCAGTCAATCCCACTTCAGAGATCTAGGGATTGGTCTGATACTGTCGATAAGATGACTTTAGGTAGTAATCCGACACCACCACCAAGAGTTAGTGCTGATCTCAATACTGAAGTACCTACATTATTTACGCAGTTGGCACCAGCAACATCTCCTCTGACTACGGCACCAATTGTTGATACGGAAACTATTTTCCAGAAGAATCTGCAATTCCAAGCAGGGGGTTTAACATTGCCCGCACCTTCGTCACCAATGACACTGCCTGGTGCAGCAAATGGTGCTGGTAGTGATGTAAACCCTGGATCATTTAATATGTTTGGCACTACGGGATTTTATATTCCTAACGGATACGGTATTGACTAATGGCAGCAGGTAACGTAGGATATACTGACACTAGATCGTTTAGTGGTTCTTTATTAGGAGATCTCGCTAGAGGTATTAAGGATCGCGTAAAAGGTGCTGCACAGATGGCACGCGATGAGCGTGCATTTTCAGAAGAGCAGGCTAGAAATTCTGAAGATAATGCAGATTTTCCTGGGCAACCACGAGGTTATTTCTTCAGAAGAGCATTAGGTTCTAAGTTTGGTGGTGATCGTATTGCCAGAACTAGAGGATACTTCGAGAAGAACCCACCAATGGGCAGAGACCCACTTGGTACTATTGAGTCTAGATTCCGTGGTGGATTTGATTACGGAATGCCAGAAGAAGAACTGAAGAAGTCATCACCAAAATCATCAGCAGTTCCTAGTTCTTCTGGTGGAGGTGGGACATCTGGCACTACATCTTCTGTAGGTGAAGGTGGAAAAGACAAACCAGTCAAGGTAAAACATACCAGATTGACAACTGGTATGCTGTCCACATTCCAGAGACTAGAGAATCAATTAACACGAATCACTGATCGTATTGGAACTGGTAGCTCTAACCCTCAGACAGTATATGCACTAGAGAACCAGAAGATGCTTCTTAGTAGTGTATTTGCTAAGACTACTAATATTACAAATGCACTCACAAAAGCATTTAATGATCAGACTGGTGTAACAAATAAAGTTGCTAATGATGCAGCAGTTGCCGCAGAGAAAGCAGCAGATGAAGCAAATAGAAAACTAGAAGAGTCTGGTGCAGAAGGACAAGATGCTAAGGCACTAAACAAGAAGTATCTGAAACTTCGCAATGGAATGAAAGGCGGTGCTGGTAAGTTTTTTGGTCCTGGTAGTAGACTGAAAGATTTATTTGGATCAGCGAGTGATATTGGTAGATTTGGATTGAGAAGAGGTAAAACTCTAATCAAGAGAATGATTGGTCGTGGTGGCAGACGTGCTCTAGCAAGAGCAGGAAGAATTGGTGCAAAAGCAATCAAACCAGTTGGTGTACTTGGTGGTAAGATTGTTGGTAAGTTGATGGGTAAATCAGCAGCAAAGATTGCTGGTAAAGGTATTGCCAAGTCTCTTGCTAAAAAGATTCCACTGTTAGGTGCAGTTGCTGGTGTTGCTTTTGGTATTGAAAGAGCAATGAAAGGTGATTTCTTGGGTGCCCTTGGTGAAGTAGCATCTGGTGTCGCATCTACTGTTCCTGGTGTTGGCACTGCTATCTCGGTTGGTATTGATGCAGCGTTGGTTGCTAAGGACATCAATGAGATGCAAAACTCACCTGGATTTGCTGAGGGTGGTGTTGTTCCAAGGTCCTTGTCTGCATCTGAAAATGAGGAGCAGAAGAGAA